TTATTCTGAAGTTGTTGCCAGAAGGTTGCTAGGGGTGGATGGAGATCATTTACCCAAACTTTAAGATGTGGATACTTCTTAGTGATGTGTATAGCGACACTACCACCACCTATAAAGGGTTCATGGTACTCCTTATAATCCCTAAGATCAGGAAGGTAAGGATCCATCTTTTTACATGCCCTAGACTTGCCGCCAGGGTAGCGGAGAGGAGTCTTAAAACTCTTCATCAAAGGATCTCCTGCAGGTTCTCAAGGATCTCGGCAGAGGTAATACTCTTATCTGCTGGTTTGATATCCTTAGCGAGGATAGTAAAGTCGCCAGGGAGGAACTTAACTTTGGCAGTGGGTGATTTGGGAGTGTAGTAAATACGCTTCTCTACAGTGTCCCAATCAGTGATACCAATTGCCATAGAGCCAGTATCAACTAGGAGCATGTAGTCAAAGGTCTTCTCAATCACTTTGTTGTCGCTCTGGAAGTTCTTAAGAACGATTGATGAGGTAGACCCATTCTTGTTGAACATCTTGAGTTTACCCTTCATCTCATAGTTGATGTTGTCATCAGAGACAAAATCAACTCCATCTTTGAAGTCTCCAACATATTCAAGTTGACCATCACTCCACTTGGCAAAGGACTTCTCCTGCAACCAAGTACGAATGGTTTTGAATGCATTAGACTTCATCTCTTTGGTATTGGTGGCGTTCACGCAACCAAAGAACTCTTCAAGGTTGATGCGATCAATGTTAATCATAATAAAATAAAAGACTCAGAGAGCGAGTTTCTTGCTGGGAGCGATGATGGGACTGAACATAGACTGATACTCAGTCACGATCTGATCCTGTGCGTCTGCAATATACATTACAAACTTTTTGTCAATTGTCAATTCCTTCACCTCTTTGCTGAGGAGAGGAGACCAGGGAGCAAAACCAATCTGACCGTTGCCTGCAGGAACTGCAACGATTGCATTAGAGAATGTAACTGAGTCGTCAGTCTCATTCAGCACTTCACAGATGACATCTTCACCAGAGGTGGTACGGACAAGTTTAACGTTCATTGGAATAAGTTTAGTTTTTTTCTATTGTAGCATGTGTTATTTGAATTCACATTCACACATGATTTCAGTCAGCGCCGCCAGAAGATTAATCTCTTGGTCGGCAACGAAGGCAACCTGATACTGATACTTAGCAATGATAAGCACAGCAGCAGGAATGGTAGAAGGTACAAGGGATGTGTAACAAGCATCGTAAATCCGACGCAGAAGTACACCAGAATCATTGTCCAAATTATTAACGACCCATTTACGTACTTCAGGGAAGTTCTTTTCCTTAAGACGTTTAACCAACTCATCGGTCTTGACTTCACCGAACGATGCGAGAATCGCTGCATCAATCTTACCTCCAGCAGAATAACGTTGACACTCATTCAAGACACGCCGCCAATCTGGGAAGTGCTTGTTAATGAGTTCTACCAGGACCTTGTTATCATATTCAATACCCTCTGAATCCAAGATTTGTTGGAGGCGTCCAAAGAACTTGGATGCCATCTCTGGGCGCTTGCTTGCAGGGATTGAGAACTCGACAACTGCACATCGGGAGTGGAGGGGTTCAATGATTTTGTTTTTGTAGTTGCAGGTAAAGATAAACCTACAATTCCCACTAAACTCCTCAGTAAACGCCCGTAGGAGGAGTTGAACATCATGGGTTGTGTTGTCTGCCTCATCAATGATGATGACTTTGTGTTTAGCATCTGATGTAAGCGATACGGTCGAAGCGAAGTTTTTCGCATTGTTTCTGACAGTATCCAGGAATCGTCCCTCATCGGATCCGTTGATGACATAAGCATCTACTCCCAGTTCGTTACAGAGTGCTTTAGCAATAGTTGTCTTACCACACCCAGCAGGTCCAGCAAGAAGAAGATTAGGAACCTCACCCTTAGACAAGAATTCCATGAAGGTCTTCTTGATTTCATTGGGGAGGATACAATCCTCAATTGTTTTGGGTCGATACTTCTCAACCCAAAGGAATTCGTCACGAGTCATATCCAATCTTGTTTTTTGGATCAGTAATAAAGAGAATGGCGCATAGACCCAAATTTGGATTGACCAGACACTTAGATAAAAGTAGAAGGGTCATCGCTTGGGTTATGTTCATTGTACCAGTTTTGACATTGAAATTGCCAGTAGGAATGAAAGCATAATCACCACATCCCAGGCTTTTGTTTTTGCAAAATACGGGATTGAGATCAGATCAGCAATGAAGTTGATTATCACACCCGCAAGAACATTGACATGAAGGATAGTGAAATAGGCAGCAATGACACCAATGCTGCCCACAATCCTCATCAACGTAAGAGTACGCATTAGAAGTTAGAATCGGGTTCTAGAGCAATATAATAGGTCAGATCATAATCAGTGTTGACAAACTTTGACAAAAGTTTACTGGAGATGCTGACCTTGTAATCACCAGGAATAACCTTGATGTTCTCCACCTTGAAGTGGAAGCAGAACTCTCCATCAGTCTCACCAACGAGAACTTGGAAGTCGTTAGAGGTGTCATTCTTCTTGTCATGAACAACAAGTTTGACAACTCCACCTTCACCAATAACTGAGAGATCAGGAAGTTGGAATGCCAGGACTGCCTTGCGAATCTTTTCAAGTTGCTCTGCAGCAAGTTCAAACTCTACATCCATTGTGGGAAGAGTTAGAGACTTCTCAGGGGGCACTACAATTACGCTGGGATCAGCAAAGAAGTACTTAGAGCGAGTCTTGCCTTCTCGAATGACAACATGCCCGTCGTTAGCAAAATCAAGTTCTGGTTGATTGTGCAGGAATACACCACGAAGGAATTGAGTCAGATCGTAGATTGCGAAGTCTTTAGGGAAGTCTTCCTGAATCTCCGCTTCTGCCATGATGTTCTTCATCACAGAGATAGTGCGAAGTTTGTTGCCCTTCTTGAACAAGATGGACTGGTTGATGTCCGAGAAGTTCTTCAGAAGGTTGATAGTCTTATCAGAAAGTTTCATAGGTGCCCTTAGTTTCATTATGAAGTCCAGAGAAGTGGTAGAGAAGAACGCAATAGTGAATTGCTTTCAAAATGTCTTGCTTTGACTTACCATTCTTCTTGCCGAATCGAGACAAGTATTTGATTGCATTAGACCGACAGAATGGTTCTGCATCACCAATGCCTTGGATCAGATCAAGAGTCTGTGTCTTTGACTCTTGAGAGGTGTAGTGAGATTTGTATGTTGATGAGAGGTACTCACGAACCTCTTTCATAGTTTTATCTTCTTCGTACTTCCAAAAACCATTGGTCGTAAGTTGGTCAAGATTCAAATCAATTTTATCGTTAGGTTCCATATCAAGGTTAAAAGAAATAGAGTCTTGGTGGGTCAGTCCCCAAATGTGATCGGTAGGAACTGGTTGAGCCGCACCAAAATCAATAGTATCTGGTGAAGGGTTAGGATTACCAGTCAAGCTAATGCCGTCATCCTCCCAAAAACTTTGATCACCAAGATTAGTGAAAGGGTTTGGTCTGTTCAAATCATTACGATCATAGTCGTAATAGTATTTTGAATGTTCAGTCATAGTACTCATAATGAAAGAGGAGGGAGGCACTATTGTCCTCCCATATTATATCAGGATCCCAGATCCTGGTCAACATTTACTTGCTCACCAGTGGCAGTGAGATCAAAATCTGCATCAACCTTGTCGTAGAGTTCCAGGAACGCTTGCTTAGTATCGTCATCAAATCGGTTGATGCACACTTGCATTGCCTTCTCCTTATTGCCAAAGATTTCATATGCTCTGACAATGTGAACCAAACGACGAGTGCTGATTACTTCCTCAATACCACCGTCATAGAAGGTCTTACGGATGATGTCTGCCCAGTCAACCAAGCGGTGACAGAATTCTTCATCGCTACAGACTTTAGAGAGAATACTCTTCTCAATAGAGACGGTAGGGTAAGACTGCTCAAAGGTTACAGGGAATCGCTCAAGGAATGCTTCATTCAACACATTGGTGCCAATAAAGCGACCATCATCAGAACCCTTACCTTTAGTATTGGCAGTGGCAAAGATTTGGAATCCTTCAGCAGGTCGAACAAACCTACCAATCTTCTTCAGAAACACCCCCTTACCCTCAAGAATGGATTGTAGGCAGAGGATTTTGTTGCTAGCCAAGTCAACCTCATCGAGGAGCAAGATTGCCCCACGTTCGAGTGCTTCAATGACAGGTCCGTTATGCCAAACAGTTGCCCCATCGACAAGGCGAAACCCACCAATAAGATCGTCTTCATCAGTTTCAATAGTAATGTTGACTCGAATCAATTCTCGTCCGAGTTGAGCACACGCTTGCTCAACCGACAGCGTTTTGCCGTTGCCAGATAGTCCAGTAATGAACGCTGGATAGAATAGACGGGACTGAATAATTTTTTTAACATCGCTGAAATTGCCAAACTTGACGAAGGTATCATCTTTCGCGGGGATAAGGTTTTGCTCAACTGCAGGCATAGCAGCAGGTGCCTGATAATCCTGTTCGAGTTTCTCAGTGATCGTCAGATTCCAACGACCACGACCAACCTTACAATCAGAAATTTTGTTGGTCACCGTCTGATAGTTGCAATCATTCATAGCACACCAGGCACGAATGTCTGCCGCTGTGACAGAATCTCCGTAGAGATCCTGAAGGGAGTTCATAATGCCTTCTTTGGAGAGACCCATTTGTTTGTTGGAACTGAAGTTAGTATAGTGGATAGGTGGGGGAACTTAGGTCCCCCATGGACAGTTTATCAAGCGACTAGATCAATAAACTCATTGAGAACTCGCTTGTTCATTTTTTTAGTGCGAAGACTCTTCACAAAAGCACTCTTGATCTGAGACTTAGTTGCATCTTCCTTGACTTCAAAACTATTGTCTTGAGCTAAGGAAGTAGCAGAGATGGCAAAATAAGAGTGGTATCCAGAATTGGTAATAGTAAACGTGCGTTCTTTCCTCCAACCAGCATGAATACGATCATGCTCATCATTCCATCGACCATAGTAGCGAGCGATAAATGCATGAGCATCACGACCTTCAAGAACACGGATACCAATAAAGTTGGTGTCTTGGAACTTGTCTCTGAGATGATTCAACAGAGTATCAGTTAGATCATACCAATTGCCACCCAAAGCATATGTAGTTCCCAGCTTACGGTCACGAAGAATGCAATTCATAGATACCTGACGAATACCCAGGTATGGTTCATTCTCCCAATGACGCTGAACCATTTTATGATACTTCAACGGAGGTGCTTCACCATCAGTGAGGATGACACATTGAACTTTTTCCAGACCATGTTGCTTCTTGAACTGAGGAATGATCTCATGAAGACAAACCAGAGTGTCATTTAAGGGAGTTCCAGACAAAGACAGACCGTTAGGAATACTGTAGAAGGTGTAGTAGGTACGACTAAATCCTTCAGCAACACGGAAGATAGTTTTCATCTGATCATCAAGTTCTTTCGCTTTGGTTTTACTAGAGAACATATTCATCAGAGAGAACTGCTCATAAAGATGAATTACACCATCCCGCTTTTTATATGGAGTTGGTGGAAAAACAGGAACACGGTCACCGTTATGATTAATCTCATATTTGATCTTGGGATAATCCGAGGTGAATGCATAAACATCAAAAGGAATATTGACTTTTTTGCAGAACCAAATCAAATTATAGAGTTGTTTAATTGTGTCCGTCAGAACATCACACATAGATCCAGACCAGTCCAAAATAAAAATTAGACCATGGTTCTTACCGTCAGGAACAACAGTAACCTTTCGGAATAGATCTTCGTTGTACTTATAACTATGAAGTTTAGAGCAGTCTAGAACACCAGTTCTTGATGTCGTAGCACGAGCGTATGCACTAGCAGACTTGCGACATTCAAACTCCTTCACAAGATAATTAACTTCCTTCTGTGCGGACTTCTTGAATTCAGCGTATCTCTTATCTACATCATAGAAGAACTCTGGTTTAGTATCACTCCAAGCATCAGGAACATGCTGATACACATCCTCATTAGAGATGATGACAGAATCCAGATTTACTTTGGGAAGTTCCAAATATTGATTTTCAATATCATTCTCATCAATAAGATCTTTGATGGCATCCTCAAAGGACTTCATCGTATTCACATCAATATCAGAGTCATCACCACCAGAGTTTACATTGGAGGAAGATTCCTGAATATCATGATCGACAGAATCGTCGGATCCTTGAACGGATTCGCTGGACGAGGGTTCTGATTCTCCCTCCTCACTATCTGACTCCTGTGATTCGGGGGAAGACCCACCATTATTCGGCTGTAGTTGTACGTCTGAAGGGGACTCTTGTTGTTGCTGTTCATTTTTGCAGTACTTATAAATTTCTTCTGACGCATCAAGAACTTCACTGAAGGTCTCACAGTCGCGAACCATGAGAAGAAGTTTTTCTTCTTCCTCAGTAAAAGGAATATCCTCATAATTACCAATCTTGCAGTAAAGATTGATTTTGTCTGCAAGGTTGAACGTTGACAGGTCTTCGTCCTCAATGGAGAAGAAGTCTTCTGCTGCCAACTCTTCGTATCCTCGGTAGAAGGTTTTAGAGAGACCAGCATACCGACGCTTCATCATCTTCTCAATACGAGCGTCTTCGACAACGTTGACGATCTGTGGTGGGATCTTACGATCCTTGATCCAATCTTCATCTGGTGTATATAGGGCGTGACCAACTTCATGACCCACCAGAAGGTCATACACATTGTTAGATGCCTTGTTCCACTGAGGGAGCGTCAGCACGCGAGTATGGACATTGAACTGAGCAGTATCTACAGCGCGATGCTC